ATTACCAATTTTCAAAATTATTATAAAAATCCCACCTTTGTTTAGCACGTTTTGGTAAACAATTAGAGCAATATGTAACATTGCGTCGTCCATCTTTGATGTAAGGTTTCGGTAACTGTTCGTTTGATAGTGTTACTGAAAAATCTGCCCTCCCACCACATCGCACACAATCCCAATATAGTCTAGCTATTCCCATGATATCACCAATATCTGTGATATCAACATTTACCTTTTCCTTCATTTTGGTATTTGTATATAAATCTACTAACTGATCAATTTTTTCTTCTATTTCACTCATATTTTTTCATTTTTTTGGTTCTGTTAGGGTTTTCAACAGGCATTAGAAATCCACACTCATCACACTTCCTCACATAATCCCACCTATAATTAAGTTGAGGTAAGCGCACGGAATGGACTTCCCCAAAAGTTCCGTTACACCATTTAGTCGCGCCGTTACCTTCAACTGTTCGCATGTCTGGATGCCCGTTCATCTCTGTTTCTACCCATCATTATGTGTTAATACCACCCACTTATCCCCATCCTTGATGATACCACATTTTTCTGTCTGTCCTTTGAATTTACCATCCACCATCAACCAATTACATTTCACACCCGCCGAATAAGCAAGCGCAAATCTTTCATCCTCCGTCAAATCTTCCGCTTTTTGCTTGGTTGATACTGATTTAAGATTATCGGAAATCCAATTATTATAAATATTCAACGTGTTTTGAAAGTCATTCTCATTATCCAACTGCCATTTTTTACAAAAATCTGGTGCGTCAGCGGAGAATTGAACTCCGATACCCGCCTTAATAGGGAACCTATTCCTTTCGGACTCCGTGATGTTCTCATCACTCGTTTCGCGCTCTACCATTGAGCTACTGACACTTTGTTCATCAAACATATTGTAAAAATGGTCATTGTCCTTGACATACATCATCTCATAGTGTTCATTAAATTTAATTTTATTTTCCATATTTTTCTAATTCTTTTCTCTTACAAGCATGATGATAACTCTCAAATGTTTCATACGACACATCTGAATCAGGCGTGACCATAATGTGTGTAGCTAACCCCAATTCTAATGAATCGTATGACATGAAACGCCCACAGATATCACATTTAATCGAATTTTTATTTTCCATATGTCTGAATATAATATGACTCCCCAGCTTTCCAATCCTCTGTAAATTCTCTCAGACCGGGAGACTCGTGAGTTATCATAACATCCCCCACCCCGATTTTCAAGCCCTTTTCTAAAATTGATGCGATCATGCAAAGGTCATAAAAATGGAACTTCGATGGACAATCCTCATCAAATCGCACTTTCTCAATCGCTTTCCGATTAAATGCCATGAAAACACCATCAATCATCACTACCCTTTGGGGATAGGAACCAAAGCTGGTCATGTATTTCTTATCAGCGTTCCCATGAGCTACTGCACCATGTAGATTACCACCTTCCCACCCACCACCCATGATGTGCCAGAGCGCGGGAGACTTGATTTCGGCTTGAGAACATCCTGCAACACCGACAATATCAAATTCCTGAAATAGTTTCTCCAGCTTTGGACGGGGATCGTGTTCCAGATGGACATCATCGTGGATGAACATGACGTATTCAAAGTTCTCTTTGATGGCTAGGTCTAGAAATTCGTTGTAAACCTTGGCAAGTCCTTGGCGATTGTTGAATTTTGGGTGTATGAATTCATCCAGATTCAATTCCAATGCTGTTTGGGCTAAGGGAAAGTGCCAATTATTGCCTTTGGTTGCCGTGAAAATGGCGATATTGGATGATACATTAGGATTTTCCATGAATTACCTTAACATGTCTTATCGGGAAGTCAACTTTGTTCTCCCACCTCTAAGCATGTTACTAGGTTCGTAATCCTTGGATGTCATGGCGGCAGTCAAAGGATTATCACTATTCTCATCCCCTGTCCAGACCGGATCAACCCAAACATATTGACCATCATCTCGCATCATCACATTATCTCCATGCAAATCAGGATTTAAATCAGGCAAATCCCTACGGAGCAGATACCATCCTTCCAGCAGATTATAAACAGCTTTTGGTAAAGATTTGACTTTTGAAGATAGCTTCATGAATTGCGTTCTATCTTGTATTAATTTTGGATTTTCTTTCAAATGGAAATATAGCATCAAATTATTATCTATTAACCCCAACACATTAACAGGTGTTGGTTTAAGTCTTTCAATTCTCGCTAAATATTGCTTTGCTTCGTCCTTGTATCGTGTGAATTGCGGGACTACTCTTTGTGGTTTGCCGAAGAATTTGGGGAAGGATGGGTGAGGATTATCGTGAGCATATCTAGCGAATTTTAAGTAAGGATCATCCCAAGAGAAAACTTTTAGAACATACGGCCACTTGGGATGGGAATACACGATACCAAACGAACCGGAACCGATGACCTCCCCCCCTGATGCCTCAAATTCTGCAATAAGTTCATCATAGTCCTTATCTGAATTTTCAGGATTTAACATGAATTCGGTGACAGTATCAAACGCTTCTTTGATTAGGTAAAACTCTGAAAAGGAAATCATGATATTATTTAGTTAAATATCAATATGCTGGAAGATTTGCAACAATTATACGAGGAGATTTTAGAAGAAGGTCGTGTATCAAAACACCAATTTTCAGAAATGACGCTTAAAGAAGCGTATCAAATTTGTTATAATGTTTTCAAACAATTGGGAGAATCCACTGCTGCAACTTTTAATGTGATGAATTACATCTATCAAAATTTGCCAAATTCGATCAAAACACCAGAAGTTGAAGAAGAAAAAAGAAAAAATTTCGGAGCATATTTAAGACCGTTTGTGATTGATCTTGTCAACAATAATATAAAAAATATTGATATCGACGAATTAAAAATGAAAATGGTAGATAAACAAATGATACGAGATTATATTAATCGCCCTCCAACTGGTAGTAGAAGAAAGGGGATAGTCAATCAAATGAATAGACCCCAAAATAAACAATTACCTATTTAACTAAATATAATTATGAGAAATTACGGATTTGATTACTTGGTGGAAAAGGTTCAAGTTTTGTCTGAGATGGCGAAAACTTCCTCAACAAGACCGGAAAAAAATAAAGAGGTTGCAAACTTTATCAATGTGATTCGACCAGAAATTGGAAAAAAACTGTTTGAAAAATGGAAAGTTCCTGCAAATGTTAAGTTGTTGAATGATTATGTAACGGAAGCATTATATGAGAAGATTTTTAAAACAACTTTTCAATATACAAGTGTTAATCAATACATTGCAAAGTTGTGGGAAAAATCTCCTGAATTACAGGATGATTATCTCGATTTCATTGGAACGGGATCAAATGATAGTAATAAACGATCCAAATGGATTATCTCATACTTGGCAAATAAAAAACCCAATCTTGCAACTTCCGAAGAATTCTTCAACCAAGTAACCAGTCCTGAATATATTGAAAAATATAAACAAATACTTGAAGATAGATTAGAATTTAAAAACAGAGCAAAAGGATATGCTACCAGTATTCAAACGAAATATTCCATGTCTGCTAATGATTTTGCAACCATGAAGGGTGAGGTTTGGCCGATTATTACTAAAATCAATAGAAGAAGCAAAACTTTACTACCTCCCGGAACACTACAAACTCTTCGCAACAAAGAGAGAATCGTGATTGACACAAGCAATAAAGCAACTTCCGAAGATTTAAAACCTTTGGATGCGTTTATCGAAACTTTAATAGGCTTACGGGATGATCAAGAATTAGTTGAGTATTACAACGTAGATGTTAAGGGATTGAGTGGGATCATTAAAACTTTGGAAGATAGATTATCAAATAATAAACCAGTCTCCAAGGAGAAACTTTATGATGCTTTTATCAATAAATTTCCCGCAGAAATAAGCGAATATGTTGCGGATGAATATGAACGTGATCTGGAATCCCGTAAAACAAAAGGAGTATCTGAAGAAATGATAGATGACAAACGGAAAGCTGTTGAAGATATTCTTGACATATATACTCCAGATTTTCTTAAAAGCGTTGCAACCAAGGGTATTATAACGGAACCGGAAATTGAAATAGTTCTCAAATGGAAAGAATTGATAAAATCTTCCGATGCTTTGGAAAAACAAGAAGTTTCCGCTGGTAGAAAAGCGGCAGGATTTAGTTCGGCAGAGATTGATACATCCGGTAATTTCTCTGATGTTGGAAAAGCTGCTGATAAAAGATTTTACGCTAAAGAAAAAGAAAGCCCAACTCAAAAACCAAAAAAACCTCGTAAACAAAAGCAAGAGGATGAAGAAAACGGTGTTATGGGTTATTTCTCCGAGCAAGTTAGAAAAGATAGTCTTCTAAACAATATTGGAGAGTTTAAAGAACGCGGATTTAAGAAGCCAGTGAATTATCACCACTGGTTAAGCTTAAATGATTGATCAACCGATCTCTTCCAGCTTCATAAAACTTCACATCTTTTTCAATACCAATATATTTTCTATTGGTATTTAAAGTTGCGATACCACATGAGTTGGAACCATAACAAAAATCTAATACCAATTCGCCTTCATTGGAATATGTGTTAATCAAGTATTCCAACAATGCTACTGGTTTTTGAGTTGGATGTATCTTACCTTTATTCTTTTCCCAAAATCCCTCTAAAATGGTTTCAGGATTTTTATGGGTGTATTCCCGATATTCCCCATCATTTTTTCCAATAAAAAAAGTATTATCTTTTTTATAGAGTTTTCGTTTGATGGGTTTATCACGTTTTACCATAACGGGGTAATAATTAAGATTGGGATTACCGAATACCAAAATATTCTCATGTCTCACCATGGGCTTATACTTGGCGGTTTGCATTCCCCGTGAAATATGCTTATCCCAAATCCATTCACATTTATATTCTTCCAAATTTGAATGAATCAACTTAGAAGTGAATGGTTGTTGAGAAAACAACACGGTGGGAGTTTTATCTTTCCTAATTCTTTTCAACTCTTCCCACATTTGATTCAGATCAATGATTGAATCCCATGAAGTTGCATACTTCATTTTCTCATATGGTGGATCAGCTAGAATCAAATCAACGGAATTGCTTGGAAGCTTTTTGAGGACTTCCAAGCAATCTCCATGAAACAGGTGAATACCTTTTTCAATCTGCATCTAATTCATCATCCTCTTCCAATGCCACCAGATCATCATCTTCAGGAGAAGAACCATACGCCCAATGGATTTTGATGCGCTTCTCAAGTTCGGGTAGCAATTTGTGTTCCCAAAGATCAATATTCTTGGAGAATGATTTATAATAACCAAGCTTATTTCCTTCCCAATCGGTATATGATGAGCCAGAATTACTAACAACTCCCATACCCTTCATGATTTCCAGAAGACCAAAATACTTGTCAATACCCTTGCTAAAGGAGAGATAAAATTCTCCCTCCAGATATTGCTTGATGAAGCGATTCTTAACAGTTAGAGCGCGAATCACAACACCAGAATAGTTCTTTTGGGAAGCAGATAACTTATCACTAACTTGCTTATTCTCCGAATCCTTGACAAGCTTTCGTGCAAGCTGAACTGTCACGGATGGAAGATACACCGCAGCCTTACCTCCCGGCATGTTCTTCTCTAGAGAAGGATACATAGCACTTGGATCATCATACACATGATTGGTGATGACGATAGGAGTCTTGGTGAGAGTTGACATGTTCGTGCAACGCTTGAGAAGACTCTTGATCGACTTAGCAAATGTTCCCATGTCTGCTGACATGGAATCCTTATCCATTCTCGACAGTTCCATCTCAGAATTTAAGTTGGCAAGAGAATCAATCACGATAATGAATTTACCGAATTGCTTCTTCTCTCTTACATTAGTAAGGAACTTGTGAATGGCGTTTCTGGTTTGTTCAACCGATTCACAACCCACATACTTTACTTTTGAAATATCCAAACCGAATTTGGCAGCGGACTCAGGATCAATGGCACCTTCGGTATCGAAGATGACGGGAATTAGCCCTTTCTTTTGGGCATTTGCCATGATGTTTAGAACAACGCCAGTTTTGAAGGCACCTGATGGTCCTGCAAATTGTGTAATTCTTCCATTTGGAATACCACCATACAACGAACCGGAAATCAGGGCATTTAGCACCATACTTCCCGTGTCAATCCAATCATCAACCGATGATAGGGTGGATTCACTTAGGAATGCCGAATACGGCACCACATCATCCAACGCTTTCAAAGAAGCGAATAATTCTTTATCAATATCTTTGCTCATAATTTAACAGTATCTTGTTTCTTCTTTGGGTGTTCTGATCTTTGTTCAATCAATCCCACCTAATGGCTTGGATGTTACTCCCGTAAATTCGGTGTCCAACAATTCATGTCCCGATCTATCAGGAGTAACCTTTTCAAACACCAGAGCCAAATGATCCCGAATGATCTGAACCTGTTGGGGACTCAGATTATTGCTATCGGAGATTTCAAAATAGCCTTGTAGCCAATATGTGAACGATTCGGGAGACATTACAGAGAGTTAATGCTTACAACCTTGGGAGATGCACTTGAAATAACTTGCGGTTCCAGCGGAGGGGTGTTGATCTTTTCGTATTGGGCAAGAATCCTCTCATCCAGAACGACATCACTTGTAGTGATATTAGCCTTTTGATAAGTCCAATTGTTTTGTCCACGGAATTCCTTGTTGATAAATTCGAAGAAGAATACAGGGAAGCTCTGAACTTGAATCTGTCCACTTTGTTCGGGCTGGACAAACACAATAACTGGATTGTGGAGTGTCAGGGTGGTATCGGTTTCTCTCACCAAATTGCCGATGATGTTGCGTCCAATTTGGTCGATGATTACTACGTGTTTTTCTTTATCCATAATTGTTTTGTATGTTGCTGTCATGTATTAACTTACCTCATTATCTGGTTTTTTCAAGGTATTCTTTCTGTTCTTTCAATTTTTTCTTAAAAGACTTACCCATGTTATTATTACGCTTGGCTAAATCATGATAATAATCACAACGATCTTTAATAATGTGTCTTACGATCTCCAACTTGGGATTGGGAAAAGGAACGTCATGATTGGGATCGTTCAGAAGGTTGATCAGGTTGTCAATGATTCGGTTTTCTGCGTCCGTCAATCCTTTCAAATAAGCGTCTTGGGGTGTCATATTCTTTGTAATGTTATGTTGTTATCTATTCTTATCTCAGAATTTGAAAATGTCCAGCATTCTTTGGTGTCATTTATAAAACAAACCCAATATAGATCATGTTCTTGGGAATAATCTATAATCAAATGCGCGTAACCCTTTCCTTTCGGGGTAACTATCGGTATGGTGGGATTTAACTGTAATATCACTGCAAATTAAGTTCAATATAAAGAGGGTGGACAGACCAATCCCGATACACTTCAATGACTACCCCATATAATGTCAACCATATCTCATTCCCATCGACAATTTTAGAAAATCCTGATTTCGATAGATATTCAAAAAATTCAATACCAGCAATACATGATTGTAATACGGGCTTTCTACCAAATTCTGTTTGCCATTCCTCTAGAAATTCATCAATTCGTTTTACACAGTGAGCAGTCCTCTCAGATTGCCATCTTATATTTTTTTCAAGTTCTTCTCTATCTTCTATAATATCGTATTTTTTCATAATTTATTCTCCAAACAAGTCATCCAATTCTACGGTTAAGTTTTCGCTGGGTTTTCTCAATTTCCAACCCACTGCCCTATAAAATCTCTCAATCGCTGCATAAAACACTTTACTAAACATCTTTTCAAAGTCAACTGTGAAGATGTTATCAAATTCTTCTGGCCAGTCCCCCTTGAATCCGATCATATCCAGATTGTATTTGTTGGGTTTCTTAACATATACCATGCGAACCTTGTCTCCCGACTTGAATTTCTCATATTTGGAACCCCATCCGTTCTGTTCCATGATCATGTCGTGAAAATAAGCGGCTTTCAGATGGGATGGCATACCTTTCACAGTGTTCATACCATTACACCTTGAGGAATATTCTGCAAAATTGTTCATACTGGAAATCTTGGAAATCTCCGCAATGGATAGATTCTTGAATTCCTCATAAGCCTCGTTGAACATATCATTGGTTTCCTTCAAAGATTGAGACGTTATCATATGTTCAATAACTTTCTTAACATAAGGCTTAACCTTCTTGGGCATCGTTGTTTTCACAACATCAACTCCCCGATACTTGAACTTGTCCACCTTGGTTCCCTCATCATCCAAAACATGAAGGACATAATATTTCTTACCGATGAAGATTCCGCTATCACAAATGGTTTCCCGCTTGAACACAAAACGTGGATCAGTGCTTCTCAGGGCTTTTCTTGCCCATTCTGTTATATTTATATTAATATAATCCTCAATATCATCACACAGCTTATAAAATTCATCGGATGCGGTTTCTAGCCCAAATTGTTTTAAAGATAAAAATATACTGTCCGTATCACCGTAAACACAACTTTGTTGTAATAAGGATTCTGACAAATCCGGTAGATTTTCTCTTACATAATCCTGAAACAGATCATTGCTCTTCTTGATTACCGCTTGTCCAGTCAATGTAACCGATGTTCCAATATCCTCATCTCCAAGGGGAGCATATTTGTTGAGCATATAACCATACAGGGAATTGAGATGGATTTTGTAAGCGTATTGGATGCTATCGAATTTCTGCTCCCCTTCTTTATCCCCGTTCTTACGGCATTCCATCATCTTGTTTTTCATCTCTTTACGTTTAGTGTAAAGATTATCTAAGAATTCAGGAACCAGTCCGCGTTTCTTTTGGGAAAATAGAAATCCAGCCTTGGTTAAAGCCGCTTGTTCCTCATCAATGAATTTCTTGAAGTTCTCAGGTGTCATCTCAAATAACCTACCAGAAACATGATGGATTTTTACCTTATCCCCATCCTTCTCCACCCTCCCAATCTTCGTTTCAGGAGAGAGATTCAAGGAAATCATCACCGATGGATACAGGGAATTGGCATCAAAGGATACGATGTTCTCCGCAAACCCAATTTTTGGTTCTGCCACATAGCCACCGGGAGCGCGGAAATCCGTCACGGGACGAATGAACGTGGGAATGTATTCCCCCCGCATACGGGCGCGTATGGCAATTGCTCCGTTCATTGCTGGAAGTGTTCTGATTGCGCTTTCCAGATCACATAATCCGGTGTATGCAAGGAATCGGATGAGATTGATATATCCCTTTTTTTGATCTAACCCCACAACGATTTCCACATCGCGTATATTGTAATCAGTGTAGGTATTCCAATCATTCTTTGCGAGTTCCCAGAGATTGCCTTCGTGAGCTACCTTATTAATCCCCAATTCAACTTCCCCGATGTTATCCAGCTTATACGATTCCTGTTTCTCCAGATTGAACTTCTGATAAATCACATAATAATCAAGGATTGACAATCCTTCGACCACATATTCCTTGGATGGCATTCCAAATTTACCGTTTGGATTGGTCTTTTCATAAATTCTACCTGTTGGGGACAGCTTATCAGCCCATTCCTTCCCCAATTGAAAGGTGATTCGATTTACAAGATATGGAACGTCGAATGCTGCTATGTTCCAACCACTTAAAACATCGAAACCTTCCTTTTGAAATAATTTGATGAATGATTTAAGCAACTCCTCTTCGGATTTGCACCAATAATATTTCACATCATCTCTCGTGGTGTGAAAATTCTTCAATCCAAATACATGATACATCTTGGATTCGGAATTATAGATCGTGATCAGATTGATTATCGATTCAGCTAATTCCGGTTCGGGAAAATGTGAGGAATTCGGGCATTCCAAATCAAAATAAGCCACCTTCAAAGGATGTTGGGAGAAATTATCATCCTCACAAACAGACCAATAATTATCAATCAGGAATTGCTGATATGGTGGCAAATTCTCATAAATCCGCTTAATATTACTATCTTTTACGAAATTATTCCTGTCGTATCCACTGGCAAATTCGCGTTTCGTGAGAGATGTCCCATATATGGACTTCTCCGTTCCCTTCTTGTCTTCCAAAAGGATGTAGGGCTTGAAATCATGTTCTTCGCGGATGCGCTCCCCATTCTCATTCCATGAAAAAAGTGTGATCTTTCTTTCCCGATTGTTGTAAACACAGTTCCTATACACATCAACAGATTACCACAGGTTCTTTCTAAGTCAATCACTTGGTAGCAACCAATAAATCATATCCCCTTGCACTGTTTGTATTGGGATCGACAAAAATGTTCGGGAAGTCCTTGCTGATATGTCGTTTCAGCAATGTTTTATAGAAATTCATCCGTCTTGGATTGTTCTTATCAACTCTCATCATGATACCAACCAACTTGTCCGCGAATCCACCTTGAACACTGTGGATGAATGATTGTTTCAACATCTCAAACAATTCCAAGGCATGGATTCCCACATTTCCAGTGTCATCATGTCGCCCACTGGAATCCTTGAACTCAACCATCATCACATATTCTCCATCTTGGATATTTAAAAATGGTTCATATCCTGAAACAATTTCCATCTGATTCTTGTGTTCCGCTTCAAGGGAAGCTTTGTTTGAAATATCGCGGATACGCTTGGCATTGTTGTAGCTCAAAGTTACTTGGAATTTCTGACCATTTTTCAATTCAATCTCATACGCATCAAAAACGCCGTCATCAAACGGTTCTTTGTCTTTGATTTTCTCAAATGATTCCAGAAGGAATAAATCATTGTGGGGGATAGATTCAAATATCCCGTCCCATCCAAAATCGGGTTCATCAATCAGAACGATATCGCCAAATCTGATAGACTCGTAAATAATTCCCAAAATTTTATCATCTTTTTTCATAATTAATCATTCCAATATTTCATGAACCTACGGGATGGATCACCCCATGCTGTATTAAGTGGCTCCAAGAATGCCCCGATATTCTCCGGTCTTTCAAGGAATCTGCTTTCCCCAAGCTTTCTAAGCTCTGGAACCAGCTTGTAATATTTGGAACGGTTCTTGTAATTTAGAATCGTTTCCACCTTCTGTTCCAAATCGGTAGAATCTGTGAATTTAAGGAAATCGGGAGCATCCTCATACGTCACCATATCCTGCACCATGCAAGGAATACCCAAACAAGCTCCCTCGATGTATTTGATATCGGATTTTGATCTGTTGAATGGTATGTCCTTCAAGGGCGCAAGAAGCAATTGGGGATTCAAAGAAGCGATGAATTTAGGGTAATCCATCAAAGATTGCCAAGGGTGGAATTCAATCTCCTTGTTATTAACATAAGGATGAAGGGGAGGGGGATAAGCACCAATGAAAATAAACTGATACTTGTGGCGATTATCAATGATGAATTTCAGAACATGGGAGAAATCATCCTGTTGTCCCGTGACATTCTTCACATCAAAGTGCGCTCCCGATCCTGAATAAAGGATGCGTGGTTTCTTTTTATTTCTATCAAAATTCTGGATGACCTTACCATAATTATAGTGATGTCCAATCCACCATTCGGGGGGGAAATTGGGGACTACTGAAGTCTTCTGTTGTCCCGTCTTCTCGATGAAAAGATCACGCATGTATTTACATGTCACTGTCACCTCATCCGCCATGTTCATCATGTCCACACAGTTCTGACGAATCTCATCGGAAGCAAATGCATGTTTATATGAATTATAATCAGGAATCTCTTCGTGGAATACCACATCATCCACCTCATAGACAATCTTAAATCCGCATTCGGGTTGGATGCTCTTGAGGAATTTGAAGAACTCCTTCTGTTGAGTGGAACACTGACGTTGCAGCTTGATGGTTTTTACATCCTGATACCAATCCTTGTTGAGAACCATTTTGGTGATTGTGGTGGAGTCTCCCAATCCGCACATATTGATGTGATTCTCACTCCATCCTATACGATATTGACCACAACCTCCCCTGTCGGCGGCAAAGTTTAGATAAGTATTACCCCTTTTAGGGGGTTCTTGAGTGGGGGTTTTTACCGAATAGGGATTCTTAGGAAAAGGACTGCTGAATGGCTGAACAAACATGTAGAGATTTATCCATATTTATACATTTGTCAATTGTTTATTCTTCTAGTAATCCCACCTTCTTTTTCAAGTTCAATAATTGATCCCGTGACTTGTTTCAATATTTCCTTTCTATGGGAAATTGCATAAACAGCCAAATCGTTCTTTTCAATTCTTTTTTTGACGAGTTCTACCAATAAATCAAACCCCCTCTCATCAAACGCCGCGTCAAAAACCTCATCTATCCATTCCACGTTAGATGACACTCCTGAAATCTTCCTTTTCAAATCCTTGAATGCCCATGCACACGCGAGATCGACAGTTCTGCGTTCTCCACCGCTCAGATTCCAGTAAGAAATTTCCTTGCCCTTGTCATTGGAAAGCTGTTCATCAAAGTATTCATCGAATTTACAACGAATGGACATACCAAGATCATTAATATATTGCTGGATACTTGCGTTCATCATGGAAAGGAGTCTCTTCACCACAAAGCTACGGACACCTTCTTCTCCCAGAACGAATTTACACACCTCATAATCTTCCGATTTCTGCTTGAGCAATAGGAAATTATCACGTTCCGTGTCATATCTCTCCTGCGTCTTGATGATATTCTCCTCAAAAGCTGGTTTGGGTAATTCATCCAACTTCAAATTATCCAGAGATTCCTTGTATTGTTTGAGACTAATTTCCAGACCTTCCAATTTCTGCTTGGTGACTTTAGCTTCGTTGATTTGGTCTTGAAATTCAGCTACCTTTTGTTGAACCTTTTCTTTTTTGGAATGAAATTGGGATTTATCTTCCTTCAATTTATCAATTTCCTCAACAATATTATCCAATTCGGATTGATATTGCTCCTTCATTTTCTCCAGATGTTCCACATGTGTATGGGGAATTTCTTGAAGGCACTTGTCACATTTAATCATTTTTCAAAATTTCGTTTAAATCTTTTCTCTCCGTTTTGCATATAGCAAAAACACGATCAATCATTCTATTAGCGTTAGGTAACAATTTATAGGTTTTAAATTTATTCAACAAATCATATAATTTAGACATTCTAATATAATCACCATCAGATTTTTCATTATCTAAAACATTTAGAAAATCTTCAATAGATGTCAACTTACCCCAATCCAATGAATAAGGAATTTGTGTAAAATGAGATTGATGGTTTATCCAGTGTTCAACCCTACTTTTTTCAATAACGAATATTGGTTGTTTTTTCATATCACTTTCTCAATTTGTTCAATTTCTTTCACCTTCAGCTTCCTCAAAGTCTCCTTGGAAGAGATTTCGTTATTCACATGACCGATCTTTCCATCCAGCTTTCTCCAAGCATCATCCCACTTCTCTTTCTCCGTTTGGATGGTAGAAATATCCATAATAGATGTTTTAGCAATCTTTTCAGATGTTTCATCAATCTTTTCCTGAATTTCTTTGCGCTTTTGATCAAGAATCGCTTCCCGCTCTTGGACTTTCTTCAAATAATCTTCTTGCTGCTTGTTTAGGGTTTCCAATGTGTTATTGATTTCTTCCAACTTGGCAGAAGAAATGTTCATCTCCCCTTTATTATCACGAATCAAAGTCTTCAATTCGTTGCTCATCTTACCAAAGACTTCCAGAGAGAAAATGTCATTGATGAACTTGCGCTTCTCTTCAGGTTTCTTTGCCATGAATGGGATGTTATCCGAAAGAGATAAAATATCACAACTACGACAAATCACAGGATTGGAACCGATCAAATCACAGATGAATTTGTCGGTGTTGGCAATGGAATCCTTGGTGATGTCTTCCTCGCATCTCAGAAGCGTCACAGTGCTTGGTTTGACTTGCCGCTTTATCGTGTATGTCTGAACGTCTTGCTCCGTCTCTACGTCGAACGTAAGCTCAATGGCACCCTTTCCTTTGGTGATGTTGTTG